ATACTGTGCATCGGTGACGCATATTGAATTTAAAACCATACTTTATGAATAAGAATTTCTTCTTTTCAGGGAGAAGGACTTTACGGATTTCTTTGAGTTGTTTTTTTGGTTTAGCGTTTTTGTATTTGTATTCAATTACAGGGCCGGGGTTTCTAGCATTTAGGCTATCAATTGGGGAACCAAATGTTCCCGCAGGATTACCTAACAAACCCGGATTAAAACCAACTACCATTTTAACCACCTAATTGTCTAATTCTTTGGTTAATCATAGATTTCTCATACTTAGAATAAGCCCTACCATATTCCCTAAGCAACCATTTTAATTTATTAACATCGGTTATTTGTTGAATAGCATTATGGTCAATTTTTAATACATCTTCCCAACCCATAATATCACCTTAATAATCATCTACCATTGTAGTTATTCCTCTGTAAACCATCTCTGAGTCTGATTTGGCAGATACGACGTATTTATGGCAAGGTATTCCAATTTCATTGAGTTGTTGAATGCCCATCTTGAACGGTTCAAATATTGGATGCTGGTTAGGTTCTTCTCTAAAGTCAATGTCCTTCCCCCATATATCAAATTTATTTGCCCAAATACCTATTGCCTTTGGATAATCACCATCTTTCTTCTTTTTCCCGTTAGCCCATCTTGGATTTACTATTACATCTACTAAATATCGCCATGCTAATTGATTATCTAAATTCATACCGCCACTTAAATGTCTATGGTCCATCATAAAAATAATATATTTGACTTTTCTTTTCCGCATATCTTGTTCCCATTGTTTCCAATATACTGCTTGTCCTCCAACATCACTACTCTTAATTGTCCTAACGTCACCATCAATTTTAACCATTTTTCTTGTTGGTGCTTGAATACCATTTGTTCTTTTCTTTATGTCAGGAACTTCTCCGCGAGTTTGTAATTGCCTTGATAATGTAGTTTTTCCAACTCTTTCTGCCCCATAAATTCCAAATTGATGTGCATGAACTCTATTGTAAATTGCCATTCCTATTTCTGCAAAGAATACAGCGAAGCCAGCAAGTAAAGACACATGAAATCACCTATTTACGCGCAAATTTCCAATCATCTTCATCTTCATCATCTGAATATGGATTATGTCTTCGATATTCATTGATAATTCCTGTTCCATTACATTGAGGACAAATTTCTTCTTCTATGTCAGGATATTTATTTTCAGTCCTAATTTTAATTGTTCCTTTACCATTACATCTATTACATTTGACTAAATCAGGATATTTATCAGGACCATCAGGAATATGTTCTTCAACTTGAGGTTTTTCGGGATAATCTTCTTTTTTAAATTTTTTAATTGTATGGTCAGGATTCCTAACGTCAATAAATCTTCTTTCTACTTTTCTAATGCTCATTTTAATCACCATAATAATTCATGTAATATATCAAATATCCCGCCAAAAATGTTAAATCCTAAAGACCCTGCTATATTACCAATAAGTAAAGCAGCAGTTGAAGCAACAATGCCCCAACACCAAAACCTCACCTTTAAAAACCAAACATCAGCAGAATGCGCCCTACTCATATCGTATGCTAAATTTTGTTCATCAACACCGAATATATCGGGAAGAAACCATCCCATTTAATCACTTCACATATTTTGTTCTAGGAATTCAATTCCAATTTCTTGACCCTGAGTGTTATAAGAACCTTGGTTAAAATAACCTTGCGCTCTCATACTTTCCATAACCTTTTGTTTTTGCTGTTCTTCGCGTGCTTTCTTTTCCCAATAGGTTTTGATTTTTCTATCCAATAACCAAAGTTCCATCCGGTCATTCATAATTAAATCAAAGAATGCCTTAATACCCATAATTCCACCAATCGTTAATAACGAAAAGAGAATTGCATGGGATAATTTAGTCCAAGGTAAATCTGCGCCATAATTAGCGTAGAAATACACATTCATTCCACTTACCGCGCCGACGAATAAAATCGTCATTACTAGTCTTGTATCTTTATTAATTGCCGCCATTTTAATCACCTTCAAGCATACTCAACTGTGCATTCAATTGTTCCACTGTTGAAATCAACCATTAATCCTTTTTCACAAATTACACCATGCATATCAAATTCAATACTTAATGCCGCAGTATCACCACTAGCGGCAGTATGTGGTGGTAAAATCATTTTTGCCACTACTTTTCCACTAGCCGCAACATTATCATATACTGTTATTACACCCATGTTGGCGGCATCTAAATTACAAGCATGAATACTAACTAATTTACATCGGCCTGTATGAACCAAATGTGGTTCTGCCGACGATACCCCATTTAAGTGTGTGTTTGTTAATAATCCGCTACTTCTACATCCTGAATGACTCATTTTTAATCACCTAATTCAATTTAGTATGCTCTCAATATGGTGAGGCAAGCCCCCGCATATAACCTTGACGCAATCACGCGGAATCATTGGCTGAATCAGCCTCATCCGTTGATTGGTCGTTTGTGGTGGTTGGCGTTACCATAGAGGTAACTGCTGTTACTGTTTCTTTTACCTTTTGTGTTGTTGATTTCTTTTTTGCTGGGACTAGATGGTTTTTAACTTCATCTGCTGTTTCCAACTTTAACAACTGCATAGCAAGAGTGAAATCCAAATCTTCTAAGGATTCCAATTCTTCTGAATTAAATTCCATCTTAAAATTAGTATCACCTAAATGGGATAATGCTCGCTTAACATGGACTTCTGTTACTTCACCATGAAGCATTAGAAATGGCCCTTCACCATCAACACCCGCAAGAACACATTGTCCTGCGGGGTGCTGATTATTGGTTAAAGTCATTTTTGTCATCAAAGTTGCCCCCAAATCCTCAATCGGATTTCACCGATATTATCTGTGGCTGATGCTGCTGGTGCATTAATTTGGAAATCGGCTGAAGATGCCGAAGCATATTTACCACCATGAGTTGCACCTGATTGAATTTCTGGTGCAATCATAGATATTGCATATCCACCGCTAATTGTATCAACAGAAATACCTGTTACACAAACCGCATTAATGAAACTTAGCCCGAATTGACTTGCTGTAAATTGTTCTCCATTTGCAGTATATGATGTAATATCTACAAAAGCATCAACAACATATTGGTCGCCCATTACTTTAGGTGTAGTTACACCCTTATGGTCTGCAATTAATGTTACTGTTGCTGTCATCAGACATTCCCCCATACTCTCATTCTAACTTCACCTGCATTACCGTGTGAATCAGGAACATACATAAATCTATCATTAGTGCTATCAGAAGCATCTAATGTAATTAATTTAAGTGTAACTGAATCACAATTACCATTAACAATCTCTGTTGCAGTATAACCGCCACCCGAAACAAGTTCTAATCGTGGAATAAAGACATTTAACCCTGTCCCACAATTAGACCCTGTTATGGTCACATTGTTAATTGTGCTTAAAGCGCATTCTGCCGCAGTAACTACTGCACCTGCAACCACATAATCAGTAATATCTACTATAACATCAATATAGTATTCATCACCATATGGTTTAGGGCTATCATTACCTTTATGGTCGGCTAATCTACTTACCGTATGAACCATGTTTAATCCTCCTAATAATAATTAGTGATTAAACTCACTGGACATTCGTTAGTTTGCCTTGTCCCTTAAAGAAGGTGCATCCAGTTTCGCCCATTGTTCGGAACATACCTCGATTTCCGAGTGTTCCAAGACCGAATGGGTTTCCATGATTAATACCATCTTCAAAGTATTGAGTTGGTTTCATAACTGCAAGCCACAAATGGTCAGTATCAAGGAAAAGCAAGTCAGCAACCTGAGTTGTTGCTGCTCCTGTATTTGCCATATCCTTACAAGGAATTAGCGGAATATCGAAATATGTCGCTACGCGGAATCCGACTTCTCGGCCCTTAACACCCTTTACACCTGAATGTGTAGGAATAATTTCCTTTCGCTCTAAGAATCGTTCTTGACTCTGCAATAGGTCAGCAATAGTCTGGATAGTATCATATCCAGTTAAGATAACCTTTGGTGTTCCACCAGCAGTTCGCAATTCTTGAATTTGAGTATTCAAGAGAGTTGTGGTTAATGCTCTAACTTGACTAGCACCATAACCTGCACCGTAATTAACTGTTGCATCCATAAATCCAGCAGTTACACCAGCACCCGTATCTCGGTCATCATTACCGTATAGTTTGGCAATTTGGTCAGGTAGTGAACCAATAGTCCCTGCAATCAATGAAGCAGTTTTAAGTGCTTGCATTTCAAGAGCAGAAGCAACAATCTTGTTTAGAGAAGTATAATTTCTCTCCAAATTGTTATATGCTGTTGAAGCATGGTCATAATGGCTCAAATCCATAACTAGCATTTTAGACTGAACTTCAGCGTGGAATTTACCCATATCTTCTCGAATAATTGAGCGAATATCTCCAACTCCATCATCAATCTTAGCCATTTCTGCTGCAAGTTCTGAATAATCGAACATATGAGCAATTGTCTTAGGACTCATGTAAAGTGTGGTATATTCTGGTGCTAATGCTTGTAATCCAGCAGTTCCTAATTCGTGATTTTCATCTACACCGCCGATTTGGTCTGCTTTAGGCGTTAGAAGTTGAGAACCTGCTGAATAAGCAGTATTTCCAATTCCGAATGCTGGGTCAGAACCACCTGCGGGTCTTTGGGTCATTACACGCCATCCACTTGAAGTGTAAGGTCGCTTTGGTAAAATGCTAAGTGGGTTAATTTCCTGATTTAGCATAGACCAAACCTTTTGGCCGTAAATTACATTGTATAGGTTTAATCCCGGACCTGCCGTTCCTGAACCCATAGCCGTTGCGTCGTCGTGTCCTGTGTGAAGTCCACCAACAAGACCTGCACCCTTAAGAATACTGTTATTCCCAAAGTTACCGTATGTTGCTGCTTCTAAGTCTTTTAATGTGTTAATATATTTTGTCATTTTAATCACCTTTATTTTTTCTCACTCTAAATTCAGCGTCGTTCCTCCAAACGCTGCATTGTTAGGTGAATTTCATTCCAATCCATCTTTGCAATATCTTCATAGGATGGAATATTCATATCTGCAACAACCTTCTGTTGCTTTGTAATAGTCATTTCTGCGTCGTTCTTGAGAGTATCAAGTAATTCACCGAATTGCTTCTTCAATTCTGATACTTCAGCCTGTGCGTCATATTCGTTTCGCTCAACATTAGCCTTTTTAACTGCCAATTCTGAGTTCAAACGACCTTGGAAACTACGCTTAATATCATCATAAGCGAGTTTTTCCATTTGTTCTGCCTTAAACTGCTGGTATGCTTTCTCAAGGTTTTCGTGGCTTAGGTCAAGACCGTGTGTTTCGCCTGTCCATGTTGATTTACCAACATCAGTTGGATTTGGTGAACCACCATCTCCGCCTTCTTTGGGCTTAAACTGGTCATGCTTTGGTGCTGCTTTACCGCCATCTACCACAACTTCCGACTGTTCGCCTCTTTCAAGATAGCCTGTTGGTAAGTCTGTTTCTCCTTTCTTTTCTTCATCGGAGGCATCTAAATACTCTCCATCACTTGTTTCAATGTCTTCTTCTGTCATCTTTAATTCCTCCGTATTATCGGATAGTTCTATTGCTTCCCCTGTTACAGGGTCATATTCCAAATTTTCTCGGCGTTTTGCCGAAATATCATCTTCAATCGCTTTTCTGCGCTTGGATTCTGCTTCTTCTTCTGAAGGTGTATCTGTCGGTAAACTTGAACCGCCTGTATCATCAGGTCCAAATTTAGCCTTTCCTTCATCTGCAAGTCCTAATAATCTTGCTTCTACTTCTTCAGGTGTTTCTCCACCTTCACCAATATGTTTCAATAACATATTAAGTTCTTTAATTGCGTCTTCTATATTTGTCATGTTATTTACCTCTTGTTTAAGTATATTAAATTTAGCTTCAGGGTTAATTCCTTTTTCACAGATAGTAACTTCATGTAATTCTAACTTACTAATCTCATTATAATCGCCAAGTTCATCATTATTCCGCTTTCGCTTTTCTAATGCTTGACCCCCAATGCTAAATGAACGTAATGTGCCTTTTCTAATCTCTCGACCCACTTCTTTTGCCTTTTCAATGTCATCTCTTAATTTAATTACAACAAAGAACCCAACATCATCAACGCCTGTTTTCCATAACTTTCCGCTAGTATCTCTATATTCTTTAATGACTTCCCCGACTTGGACATTAGAATGATTTGTCATTACATTTCTATATCTAGTTTCGACCATA